TCGTGGCTACAACATTTGAAAAAGCAGAAGCAGCAGCAGCTAAGAATGGTTTGGTTGTTGTTGGGGAGCTTGATAGTATTTACATTAATGATGAGTTAGAACAAGAATACTTAAACACAATACCTGCAGACCCTAAAAACTATGAGATACATTAATGAGCATTACATATAGAGGAGAAAAGTTTGCTGGGTACAACGTACCTAAGCGTACCCCTAACCATCCAAAGAAATCACACGTAGTATTAGCCAAGGAAGGCGATAAGATACGTATGATTCGTTTTGGTGAACAAGGAGCCAAGACTGCAGGGAAACCTAAAGCAGGTGAGTCTTCAAAGATGAAAAAGAAAAGAGCTTCTTTTAAAGCTCGTCATGCTAAAAATATTAAACGTGGTAAGATGTCAGCAGCTTACTGGGCTGATAAGGTAAAGTGGTAAACAATGGCTAAGGGAAAATCACAAGCAGTAGGCAGTGAGTCTAAACCTATGGTGTTTAGGAATCATGTCTATAAGAAATCAGACAGTGGTAAAGGTGCTAATCCAAGACCCGGTTTCTATACAGATGAGTACAGAGATAATTGGGATAGAATTTTTGGTAAAAAAACGAAAAAATAAAAATGGACTTTATACCCGAAGGATACATTAAAAGAACTTCATCTACAATTAATTGGGGATATGAACTAGACGAAGCCACAGGTTATTTAAAACCTATACCCGAACACCTATCCATACTAAAGGAAGTAGCAGAAGCTGTTTTTCATAACGAAATTAGTTTAGGAATAGGGATTGATTGGTTAGAAGCTGAGACAGGTACTAGCATGAGTAAGTCAGGTTTAAAGAAATACGTAGATACCCATTATGGACGATTCAGAAAATAATTCAGAAAAGTACTTGACAAATCCCGATGGGAGCTATATACTAAAGAAAGACGGGACTCCTCGGCTTAGACCGGGTAGAAAGAAAACGTCAGAGTTGTCAAGCTTACAACTAGCTATACAAGCTAAAAAGAAGTTAACAAAGAAGAATCAAAAACTTAAGAAGTTAACACGTAGCGTAGCTAGGATACAAAAAGAAGCTGACGAAGAGGAAAAGGTTTTAACATCAAATGTTTTAACAAAGTCAGAAACTAAAAAGCTTCCTGACCCAATACAAAAACATTTAGATGATACAGGTTCTCATGTGGCTTTCATGCCTAACGATGGACCTCAAACTGATTTCCTTGCTGCATCCGAGAAAGATGTTCTTTACGGTGGAGCAGCAGGTGGTGGTAAAAGTTTTGCAATGTTAATAGACCCATTGCGTTACTGTCACATAGCAGAGCATAGAGCCTTAATACTTAGAAGGTCTATGCCAGAACTAAGAGAGATTATAGATAAGTCTCGAGAATTGTACCCGAAAGCTTTTAAAGGTGCAAAGTTTAAAGAAGTAGAAAAGCTTTGGCAATTCCCTAGTGGAGCCAAAATAGAATTTGGATTCTTGGAACGTGATGCAGATGTTTATCGTTACCAAGGACAAGCGTACAGTTGGATAGGTTTTGATGAGATAACTCACTTACCTACAGAGTTTGGATGGAACTATTTAGCATCAAGGCTAAGAACAACCAACCCTGAGTTGAAAACTTATTTAAGATGTACAGCTAACCCGGGTGGTGTAGGTGCAGCTTGGGTAAAGAAGAGATACGTAGAACCAGCCGAGGAAAACAAAAGCTTTAGAGGTTCAGACGGTCTAACAAGAAAGTTTATACCAGCAAGATTACAAGACAATCCTTTTCTTGCTGAAGACGGTGAATATGAAAGGATGTTGCAATCCTTACCAGCCATACAACGTAAACAGTTGTTGGAAGGTAACTGGGATATTTCAGAAGGTGCAGCATTCGCAGAATTTGATACGTCAGTACATGTAATACCACCATTTGATTTACCGTCATGGTGGGAAAGATTAAAAGGTATTGACTATGGTTACGCTTCTGAAAGTTGTTGTCTCTGGGGTGTCATAGACCCTGAGGATAAGACCCTTATTATATATAGAGAATTATACAGGAAAGGTCTTACAGGTGAAGCACTAGGAGACACTTTGACTCAAATGGAAGAGTCAGAAATTAAATCCATTACTGGTGTCTTAGATACAGCAGCATGGTCAAGGACTGGGTATACTGGTCCTACCATTGGTGAGTTATTGATTCAAAAGGGTCATAAACTTAGAAGAGCTGATAAAAATAGACAAGCTGGTAAGGTTCAAATACATGAGTACTTAAGACCTAACCAGCAAACAGGTAGACCAAGATTGCAAATCTTTAATACGTGTACTAACCTTATTAAAGAACTTCAAGGACTACCGTTGTCGAAGAGTAATCCTGAAGATGTGGATACTCATTCGGCAGACCATGCTTATGATGCTTTAAGGTATATGATCATGAGTAGACCTAGATTAGATCATCCACATGCAAGGATGTTAAGAATCAAGCAGGACGTATACCAACCTACTGATTCTACATTTGGTTATTAATATATGGCAACAGAAGATAATACATTTTTAACAGCAGATAATCTATATGAAGAAGTAGACGGTGAAGCTGGTAAAAGTTTAACTTTAGAAGATAATCAAAAACAAAATCTAGTTGGAACAATTCAAAGTAGATTCTATCAAGCTGAAGATGCTAGACGAGCAGATGAAACTCGTTGGTTAAAAGCTTACGAAAACTACAGAGGACTTTACAGTGACTCTGTTAAGTTTAGAGACTCAGAGAAGTCTCGTATCTTTGTTAAGATTACTAAAACAAAAGTACTTGCTGCTTTTGGTCAGTTAGTAGATGTTATCTTTGGTACAGGTAAATTCCCGATAGGAATTGCCGAAACGAAAATACCTGAAGGTGAATTAGGTCAAGCCCATCTAGATATTAATAATCCTACTCCCGGACTTGAAAGTCCTAGTGAAGATTATATTCCTGATGATATAGGTAACCGTGTAGATAACCCATATGATATTGGTTACGAAGGTGACGGAAAAGTTTTAAAACCCGGTGCTACTTATAACAAAGGAATCTTTACGGAATCATTAGAAGACAAAGTAGAAGATCAATTAGTAGAAGGCTTTAGTCCTAACCCACAAATGATTGATATATCTCCTGCACAGAAAGCTGCAAGGAGAATGGAAAAACTTATTCATGATCAAATAGATGAATCAAAGGGTTCATCAGAAATTAGAAATGCTCTTTTAGAATCTTCTTTACTTGGTACAGGGATTGTAAAAGGACCATTTAACTTTAACAAAACTCTTCACAAATGGGATACCAATGAAAATGGTGAAAGAAATTATAACCCATTAGAAGTTAGAGTACCTAGAATTGAGTTTGTAAGTTGTTGGGATTTTTATCCTGACCCTGCAGCTACTAGTATTGAAGAATGTGAATTCATTGTCCATAGACATAAAATGAATAAATCACAACTTCGACAGCTTCGTAACATGCCTTACTTTGATATAGAGGCTATTAGAAATGCTTTACAAGAAGGACCTAACTACGAAGAAAAAAGTTTTGAATCTCAACTTAGGGATGATTCAAGAGCCGATGAGTATGAAACAAACTTTGAAGTGCTTGAATATTGGGGAATCATGGATGCCGAGTATGCACGTGAAGTAGGTATTGAACTGGATGAATCCATAGATGATCTAGATGAAGTTCAAATAAATGCTTGGGTGTGTGGTAACCAGCTATTAAGAGCAGTTATAAACCCATTCACCCCGTATAGATTACCTTACCATGCATTCCCCTACGAGAGAAATCCTTATAATTTCTTTGGGATTGGTGTGGCTGAGAACATGGATGATTCTCAACAGATTATGAACGGTCATGCAAGAATGGCTGTAGATAACCTAGCAATGGCTGGGTCTTTAGTTTTTGACGTAGATGAGTCTGCTTTAGTTGGTGGACAATCAATGGAGATATATCCCGGTAAAATATTTAGACGACAAGCTGGAATGCCGGGACAGGCTATACATGGCTTGAAGTTCCCTAACACTGCTCCTGAAAACATGATGATGTTTGATAAGTTTAGACAGCTTGCAGATGAGCAAACAGGAATACCAAGTTATTCACACGGACAAACAGGTGTTCAAAGTATGACAAGGACTGCTTCTGGTATGTCTATGTTACTTGGAGCATCAAGTTTAAATATTAAAACAGTTGTTAAAAACCTTGACGACTTTTTATTAAGACCTCTTGGTGAGGCTTTCTTCCAATGGAACATGCAGTTCTTTGAAGGCTCATTAAATGTCAAAGGTGATTTAGAAGTTAAAGCTACTGGAACAAATAGCTTGATGCAAAAAGAAGTACGTAGTCAAAGATTGACTATGTTCTTACAAACTGCTCAGAATCCAACGATTGCTCCGTTTGTTAAAATTTCTAAACTCGTTAGTGAACTTGCCTATAGCTTAGACTTAGACCCTGATGAAATACTCAACGATCCTGAAGAAGCAGCTATCATGGCACAAATTATAGGAATGCAAAATGCTGGACAAGCAACTAGCCCTGAAGCTCAAAGCCCTGACGGGCAACCAAATAATATGGGAAGCCTTGCAGGAACACCTGCACAACCTCAAGACCTTGGACCTACAGGCACTGGTGGTGGCAACATCGGAATCGGAAATGTTCCGGTTGCAGGGGAAGATCAATTCACTGGTACGCCTAGAGCAACTGGACCAGCAGGTGAATGAAGCAATAAATCGTAAAGAGGAATTATGAAAGAAAAAGGATTACTAATTAAAGAAAAAAAAGAAAGTGGTTTTTTAGAACACCTTGATCTTCCTCAAAAAACTATTGATAAAGTAGTAGCTTTAGATAAAGAAGCTATTCAAGAAGTTGCATTAGAATATGGATTAGAAATGGATAACTTACTAGATGAAGCTAAGAAAGAAGCAGCTAGAAGATTTCCTAACTATGCAGGTGGCTATCAAATGAACCGTAAGCCTTATGCAGAAGGCTCATTGCTTGTAGATGATATGGCAATGATGGAAGAAGAAATGCCAACGCATACTATGCCCGATGGAACAATTATGCCGGGTGCAACTCACAAAGAAGGTGAGATGATAATGGAACAAGAAGAGTCAGAAAACATGTTACCAGATGATGATATGGAAGCTGACTATTTAGATTTTATACTTGACGAAGCATTAACAGACGAAGAAGAAGATATGCTTATGTCAAAACTAGAACAAGATGAGCAGATGGCTATGTTATTTGATAAAGTAATAGACGTTGCTCAAGAATTTGCTGGATCAGGTCCTGTTGAAGGTCCGGGTTCAGGAGTCTCTGACAGTATACCTGCAAGGTTATCTGATGGAGAATTTGTCTTTACTGCTAAAGCTGTAGAAGAAATCGGAGCCGATAACTTAATGGCAATGATGAAAGATGCAGAAATGAAAGCAGATGAAAGACAAGGTTTAGCTGAAGGTGGAATACCTGAAGAAGAAGAGACTGTTGTAATGCCGGTTGAAAAACCTGCTGCTCAACAAGACATTCGTGTTACTAAAACAACCGTTGGTACCGAAGCTTCACAGCAAGAGGTCAACGACTTAGTAGACGAAGAAGTTAAAAAGTCAATGCTTCGTGGGAGCAGAAACCTAGGCTAAACAAAACTAACGGTAGGGCTACCTTATGTCATAAGCACCCTACTATTTTATAAACCGAAAGGCTACCTTTAACAAACAAGCCCTGCAAGTGCACACCGCAGCTACCTTGTTACTCGAAGCCCCCGTAGGAGAAGAATATGACTACTGAAGTACAAGAGGAAAATGCCAATCCTTACAACATGAATAAATCTTGGCATACTGACGATGGAAAGGAATTTGTAGATTCTAATGGTGTCTTTTTTGAAGAACCCAAAAAGAAAACTACAAAGACTGTAGAAGAACCTGTAGAACAGGAAGCAACTAGGGATGAACCTTACAAGCGACCAGACTACAAGAAACGCTACGATGACTTGAAAAAGCATTACGACTCTAAATTAAATGAGTTTAAGACAAGAGAACAAGAGCTGAAAGAGCAAGCTGCTAAAAACAGACCAGACTACAAAGCTCCTAAATCTCCTGAAGAACTTGAACAATTTAAAAAAGATTATCCTGATGTTTTTGATGTTGTTGAAACTGTTTCTCATCTCCAAGCTGAAGAAAGAACTAAAGTATTGGAAGAAAGATTAGAGACATTACAACAACGTGAGAAAAACCTTGTTCGTCAAGATGCTGAAAAGCGACTGATGGAAAGACATCCTGATTTTGAAGATATTAAGAACAGTGATGATTTTCATGGGTGGGCAAAAGAACAGCCAAGTGCTATCCAAGATTGGATATATAACAACGCTGATGATGCTGACCTAGCTTCAAGAGCTTTAGATTTATTTAAACGTGATATTGGTATGGATGTTGCACCTAAGAAGTCAAATTCTAAGCAGTCTAAAAAATCTGCTGCTGATATGGTTTCAACTAAAACAACTAGTGTAGAACCACAGCAAGCAAAAATTTGGACTGAAAAGGAGATTGCAAGTATGTCTATGGATGAATTTGATCGGCATGAAGCTGAGATAAGTGAAGCCATGCAACAAGGCAGAATTGCAAAATAATTATTAACCATTAACTTAAAAGGAAAATACAATGGCACAATTTTTTGAAGAAGGGTCTGATCCCGGATTATCAAACTTTGACAGAAGTGTTTCCGGTCAGTCTAACGGTTTCTTCCTACCTTCGATTTATTCTAAAAAGGTTTTAAACTTTTTTAGGAAAGCATCGGTTGTAGAAGCAATCACTAACACTGACTATGCTGGAGAAATTTCAGGATACGGAGACTCTGTTAAAATTATAAAAGAACCTGTTATCTCAGTAAGCGATTACTTGAGAGGACAAGATACTACTCCAACATTGCTAACAGACCAAGAAGATACTCTTGTTGTTGATACTGCAAAAGCTTTCAAATTCATCGTAGATGATATTGAAACTAAAATGTCACATGTCAACTTTAAAGAAGTAGCTTCTAGTTCTGCTGCGTATGCATTGAAAGATGCATTCGACCAAGCAGTTCTTACTGTTATGTTTGCAGGAGTTCCAACAACAGGTCCTGACCACACTTTAGGTGCAGACTCAGCTACTAAACTAGCTGCTGGTATCTATGACGGTGCTGGTTCAATTGACTTGGGTGTTGAATCTGAAACTGACCCACTAGATGTTATGGCTAGAATGGCAAGACTACTTGACGAGCAAAACGTACCTGAAGAAGGTCGTTGGTTTGTTGCAAGTCCTGACTTCTACGAGCAACTATCTCAGTCAGGTTCTAAGCTACTATCTGTTGACTATAATGGTGGACAAGGTTCTATCAGAAATGGTCTAGTATCAAGTGGTAAATTAAGAGGCTTTAGCATGTACAAGTCTAACAATATTCCTAGCGTTTCGGCTGCTACTGGAAAATGTTTGGCTGGTCACATGTCAGCTTGTGCTACTGCACAAACTATTACTTCAACAGAAGTGATTAGAGACCCTTCATCATTTGGTGATATAGTTCGTGGATTACACGTACATGGTTCTAAGGTTTTAAGACCTGAAGCTATCGTAGGTGGATTCTACACTATTGACTAATTAGTCAAACTCGGGGGAGTCTTCGGACTCCTCCTCTTTTTTAAAGGAATATAATGAGTTTATACGAGAATATAAATAAAAGAAAAAAAGAAGGTACAAGTAGACCTAAAAGTAAATCTACAATAACTTCTAAAGCTTATGCAAATATGAAAGCAGGTTTCCCAAAAAGAAAAAAATATGGACATGGTGGCAAAGCAGAAGCAATGCCTAAAGCTAAACCCTGTTAAGAGAATTATAAATGGCAACAACATACTTAGATTTAACTAACGAAGTTCTTAGAGAACTCAACGAAATACCTCTAACCTCTGCAAACTTTGCAAACGCTGTAGGACTTCAACAGTTTGTCAAGGATGCCATCAACAAGTCTATATTCGATATAGCAAATGAAGAACCCCAGTTACCATTTTTTGCAGTAGGCGAAAGTGGTGCAA